CTATTTTAGGCCGAGCCTTTTTTCTACTAGGCTGATCATGTCAGGTGCATCTTCTTTGATCCACGTCCCATAACGTCTGCGAATCATTTCAACGCTTGTTCCTGCCTGTTTACTTATCCATTGCAAATCCATTCTTGCGGTTAGCATTTGTGAGATGTAGGTGTGGCGGCATTGGCCGGGGCTGCGATAGCGGACGCCTGCAGCGGCTAGATGGTTAATGAAGAAATGTTCACGGAAAGACTTGTCACTAATGTGTGGCATTCCGGTTTTGGTGTTCATAAACACTAATCGAACGTTTTCTTTTTTCTTGGTTCGATTGTCTCGTTGAGTAACTTCAATTTCGGTGGGTGGCAATTTTCCTGTAATTTCAAATTGACGTTTTAATGCATCGGCTGCAGGGCCGATTAGCTCATGGTCTCTTGTTGAGCGTTTTGTTTTCGTGCATTTAAACGGGCCACGGACTCGCGCTCGTTTGAAATTTACGGTTCCCTGTTTTAGGTCTATATCTTCCCATGCTACTGCGATCGCTTCAGAGAATCGCGGCCCACACCATAAAAGAAATCTTGCTAAATTTAACTCTTGTTCGCGATCGTCAAATGCAGGTGTGTTGGAGATTAGGTTTATTTCATCAAGAATAAATACGTCCGGGTCTTCATCATCAGGAAGTTGGATCTTCAATCCTGCAGTTGGATCAACTGTGTTGGGGTGACGAGTTCTATACAGTGCGTAGATTTGTTTTAGCAGCGCTATTGTTTCTTTTATTGTTTTCGATGCTAAGTTCCCAAGATCTGTGCTCATCCATTGTTTGATCTCAATTTGGTCGACAGACTCAGGTGACTTTTTAGAAAATTTCGGTCGTATATAGCGATTAATAATTCCCACATAGCCTTTGTATGCTGAGGCCGCTAATTCCTGTTTTTTAAGATCTAGCCAAATATCAATGTAGTGGCCAAGCGTGTTCTCAGTGACTCGCTTTGAGTTGGGAAAGTGGTATTTATAGTCAAAAGTACAGGTTTTGATTTCATGGTTGATTTGCGCGGCTTTTGCTTCGCCATAGGTGATATTCTCCGCCGTGGCCGCTAAGCCCAGGGGTTCCCTGCATTTCTCACCTTCATAATAGAAGTAAATGCGGAGTTTGTTACCGTGTTTTTCGACGCCATTTGCCATAATTCAAAAACTGTAACAGAATGTTACAAATCATTATATATGATTGTTTGAAAAATAGTCATATTGAATTACTAGGAGAGAAAAGTGAAACAATTGCTAATACTCATAATGCTGTTCCCAATCACTCTATTGGCATCACCCAGTGAGAAAATAAAAAAGTCGCTCGCATTGTGGAATCCGTTATCAGTACAGGTTAATTCAGGAAAAATTAAAATTGTAACTGATGAATTTCGCGTAACTGATTCAATCTACAAAGCCATAATTAAATATGGTATTTGTATGCCTGTATGGTCAAAAAAGCCGGAATCGATAGAAGGTATTAATGAAATATCTGTGTTGAACAAATTCGAAAAGAAAGGGTATGTTTTTAAAGGTGGAAGGGAGTTGTGTATAGCAATGGGGAAGTTACCAGACAAGGAAGCGGATGGTTTATTGATGGGAAATTCGAGACTTTATTGACTCGACTCTACAGGTGATCAAAAGGTAAATTCACATGTGCGGAAGACTAAACGTAACCGATTCACCCGCAGTACAAATCGTGATGGATATAATTGGGATGCCGCTTTACCCCAAGCGGCCACCGAGGTTTAATGTTGCTCCTAGTACTGTGTTGCCAGTACTTTCAGGGAATGAATTTATCGATATGGAATGGGGGATACAGTTTGGAAAGTTTAAACACCCAAACACACGGACGGATACGATTAAACAGAAACCCTATTTTCAAAAGTTGCTGAAAGAGAATCGTGTGATTGTTCCGGCTAACGGTTTTTATGAATGGCCAGATAAAAAAGCGCGGCCTAAATATAAGAACATCAAAACTCGTTTCTACATTCACACCCCTGAGAATGCCATGTTATTTGGTGGAATCTATCGCATCAGTACCGATGGTGTGATGCAGTTTAATATCATCACCACTGAACCTAATGAAGAGATCAACGATTTTCACCATCGTATGCCGGTTATCATACCACCAGCAAAAGCTACTCAATGGCAGGCAGCGAAGGACGTTGAAGAGCTATATGATTTGTTAGTTCCTTATACTGATCCACTTACGATTTATGAGTGCGATCCATATGTGGACAACGCAAGACATGAAGGACCGCAATGTGTCGAGCCATTGAAAGCAGTGGGTGGGCAAGGATCATTGTTTTAGTCATTTATTGTTACCGATAACAGCCTCACCAAACCTAAGCTCGTCAGCCAGCATAAAATTTTTCTCCTTGTACTCGATGACGGGTAAGACGAACGTGAAATGACTTTCTTTCCCACAATTTGAACAAGCATGTTTCCATTGCCTAGGATTTGACAATAGAGGCTTTTCATCCGTTATCCGCATCACCCCTTTGCCGCACTCGTCACATTGGTACTCAACAAGTGTAGCGTTAATAGTTTTTTCTCTTTGCATCGATCTGGCTCACTCTAACCCCAATACTGTTTATATATACAGTATATGTAATTTGTATTGCCATGTACAGAATGGTAGCGCCATATATTGAGCACACAGAAAAAAAGGGCCTTTCAGCCCCTTTACTTAATTAATCGTCCAGCACTTCATCCAAACTATCGATAATCGGCGACCTTCGCCAGCTCAGGCGATTTAAGTAAGGGTGTTATTTGTATCTACCTATATGGGTTGTCGCCTGAAACACAACCAGGCATTGTGCTTTGTTTTAGCACTAACATATACAAATCCCATTTATTTGCTAGCACTAATCGCTCGGTGTCGCTTGCGGTATCCGCTGCCCTTTCTGTTTCTCTTAAATCATCTCTAAGCAATTTTGCTATGTGATTGATTTCATCATCAGTTAAATTTTCTATCTTATTGCTTCTCATATTTAGTTACCTTTTCCTTGATTACTCATAACAACATCATACCGCATACTGATCAATTTGATGAGTTTGTGAAGGTGGATGAAGCCGCAAATTCACGTTCAGGATTATTTGTGAATGCGGCTGTGGAATATATACAGAAAAAGCGTTCTGCTTAGTTTTAATAAATACTAGTTAATAAAAAAGGGCCTTTCGGCCCTTTTTTATTTGTCTTCTTTATTCTCAATAGTTTCTAAAACTATTTTATCTTTTAAACGTTCATCGAGAAATATGTTTTCTTGGATATCCGTTAACTTGTCTTTTACCAATCCTAAAATGCAGGCCATTTGATAGCCGGTGATGGTTAGGTCTGATCGATCAAATTCACCCGTTAAACCAACAAGGCCTTCTAGCGCTGATTCTACTTTGAATAATTCGTTGGCGTGGTCGTGTTCGCTGCTCATTTGCTTACACTACTTTTTTCGATTAACTCGATGCCTTCCATTCTTACTTCTTCAATGAGTGCTTCTATTTTGCCTAATACCGAATCAAGGATATTTTCGGCATCTTCGACGCTGAGTGTGTCACCAATTGATTTCATTGCTGATATCAAAGAATCTCTGGCTTGGTAGTTGGCTCCATCTAGTTCATTGGCAAGAAAGAGGATTCTATTTTCAAAATTATCAGGGGAATTAGCAGTGATGGTGTGTGGATTTTGAACGGATTGATTTGTCATGATTGATTCCTTTTGCTTCGGTTATTTAACCGCCACCCAACCGGTATCAATCAGTATAAGGGTGGCGAGCTGCACAAGGTTGATACTACCGCGCAAAAGGAACGGCCCTCCGAAGAGGCCTCATGCAGCCCACCATAAATCGTAGGCACAAAAAAAACGCTCTCTCAGGAAGACACGTTTCGGTGTCTTTTGCTAAACGGGGTATCAATCCCGGTCGTAGATTTTGCTACGACAACACAAGCATAGTCTGAGAGCGTGGAGAATGCAACAGTTTGCTACAAAGCGTTACAGGACAAAGAAGGCAGCTATAGTTCGAGAGGCTCTTGTTTGCCGATATTAATATCAAGGTTGAACTCGGTGTTCGCTAGTTTCGCAGCACTTCGTTTGAGTTCGGCGTTCTGAATTTTGTCGATCTTTGCAATGATGTTGATTGCTTCTGACTGTTGAGCTTTTGTGGCAAAACCGTTGGTTTCATAAGCATGAAGTGCATTGTCCCACTCGTCGTGTTTGCTCTCCAACCAATCTGCGGCGTCATGATTGCCTTTGCAACGTATCTTTTCAGGGTTTAAGGTATTCAAATACGCTGTAACTCGATCGACTCGGATACATATATAGGGTTTATCACCCCCTCTTAAGGGGGTCACTTCTACACCTAAGCGCTTGTGCAGGTACTTTCCTTCCTCCAATTTTCGTGTTTGGCTTTGCCAATTTACACCGATTTCATCAGCAATTGGTTTTAGTGGAACGCGATTGTGTCCGTCGTCACATTCAACAACTGGTAGAATGGCATCACCAAATGCAATTGAAATATGTATACGGTTGTTAGTCATAACTTTCTCCTCTTTCCCGGATGGTATTAACGTTTACTTCTTATTTAAAAGGGGTAGCCGTGCCCCTCTAAATTCAGGCAGTATTGCCTTCTAAAATCTGTACGGCTTTCAGTTCCAACTCTACAAACTGTTCCTCATCAAGCAATAATTCAGCGGCGGCCATGAATGCTTCGGGTAGGCCTGCTTTTTTGGTTGTGGCTCGATTTAGAGCGGCTTTGTTTTGGTTGAAAGTGTTGATTAGGCTGCGGACGTGGTTTGCTTCGTCCTTTAAATAAGCCTGTTTATTCTTTAGGCTATTAATCAGTTTCGAGCGTTTCTTTGTGTCGATGCCGGTTTCGGTTTTAGGATTGCTTGAGAATTTCTGCAATTTCTTCTTGATTTCACGTTTATCGGTTTCGATTTCATTTAGTAGTGCAACCAGTTTGGGTTTGTTACTGCGGATTTCTGAAACGCGCAATACGAAATTTTGATCAAGCATTTTCATTTCCTGCAGTAAGATACTTATTAACAAGACGTTCTAATTCAGCTTTATTCGGGATTGGTTTGCCTCGTAAATACCTTTGAGTATCATCAAAATCAAACTCAGCATGCAGGTATATTTTTGGTATAGGTTTTCCTATTTCGAATATCTCGTCCCCGTTACTGGACTCTTTCAAGGCCTTGTTGATTGGAGTTAAATCAAATTGTGCAGGGGTTACAGTGAGGGCAGCTTCAAGCATGATCATGCCGTCTTCGTGAATTATACCTCCAGGAACGCAATATACATCCACATTGTCTTCTTGCTCAGGGATGTCGATAGCTGCCTTTAACTCTTTTCCATCCACCCAGGCTTCAACAACTTTTCCGATAATATTTTCGCGATCGAAATTTAGATTAACAGGTACTCCAGGGGCTGTCTTGACCATATTGTTGAAGTCCTTCTCTGTGAATGCGTAGGGCTTTTTGTTCATTTCAAAAGGGGTTAGTGTAGCGATTGTTGTTGTGATTTCCATTATTTACCTCTCAGTGCTTGAGCGATTAATTGTAAATTCAATTCTGCATCTAATGAGTTTTGAACGGTTGCTGTTGCGGTTTTCAAGATAGCTACCATGTCGTTACTGTTAATCTCACGCTTTCTCATGTGGGCGATTAGTGATTTTGTTTCATCTAACATTTGATCGTGTTCCATTTAACGCTCTCCCTATGTCTGTTCCTTTAATGAAAAGACGCTCATATGATTGAGCGGCTTGGATTGCTTCTTCGGATGTTGAGAAGCGGTTGATTTCTTCGTTTCCAAAATAGACCGAATACGTCGGGCCAGGGTTTATAAAGCCCATGATTTGAAGACGGATGGTGAATTTAAAATACGTCCCTACACGTAATGGGATGCAGTTAGCATCAACGGTGAATGTTTTATCCATGGCTTAAAGCAGCTCGAACGATCGGCGATTTATGTAAAGCGGAATAATGCCGAATAGGAACCACACTTCGTAGATATACTTCAAATTCCCTTGCCGGTCTCGCTTTGGCCATGTGCGTTTCATTATCATAATTGCCCAGCCTCACGCATTGCGAGGATGTCGTTTTTCATTATTTCGATTTTTTGTGCAACGTCGATGGGTAGTGGGGGTGGTGTTGCTTCGCTAGGGGCATACATGATGATGCCTGTCCAATCGAAGGCGGCTTCGGTTTCTGCAAGTTCGACTCGACCGTTTAACCATGCGATCCAAATGTAGTCGGTGTCGTCATAGTTTTGCGGTGGCTGTTCGTCGTCTATCATTATCCAGGGTGTGTGGTTAGGCATTTTTATTTCCCTCCTTATTAATATCTTTATGAGGCACAACAAGGTCAATTAGATAACGCGATTGGTACTTGTGCATAGACATAGCCTCGGATATCTGTTGTATCTTTTCTAAGTCTTTGAAACACCCATCATTTATGATGTAAACGTCTCCATGGAAGCAAGCCCAGTTTTTTCGTGACTCTTGAAAGAAATACATGTTTCTGCCGCTTAGTAATGGAATGTGTTTTTCTGTGTATTTTTTTAATTCGCCAAACCTTCGAACTACATCGTTCTCGATTGCTTGTATTAATCCCATTTTATAGCCGACAGGTTTTTCGCCAGAAAAAATAATTATTTGGTCGCAGTTACTCGTTGAGGCTCTACTTACGATTAGATCGATAATCTGATGTAGATTAAGTGCTACGTGGTTTTTATTTTCATTTCTAAACCAACCAGCTCGATTCATTTCTGCTTCATTCATGGTTTTGATCGTGGCGTCACCTTCGAGATGTATCATCATCGTGCGGTTGTTTTTATCAAAACCTTTTATTTTGCAGAGTCGTTTGAAGGCTGCGTGGATTTCCTCCCAATCGAAACCGCGTGACACGATTACTTCACCGGGATTTATATCGAGCCTTTCGAGTTCGGTATAGGCTTTTTCGATTTCGAGTTGGCTTTCTTTGTAGGCAATGTGTTTTAACCATATTTCTTTTGATGAGAAAACAATTGCTAGTATTATTATTGAAATGCAATATATAAAAACGGTTGTGATTTCATCCATTACTTGTCCTCCTGATTAACTTCATCCCACCGTTCTAAGGTGTCTTTTTTCATTTGTTCGAAATTCTCTTGAATGTGTTTTCCTCCTAGGGTTGTGATGATATTTGCGGGGAATTTTGGTTTATCTAGGAATTCGCATTTCACTTCAACCCCGAAGGATTCTGCAACACCTTTGGCGAAGTCGATTCCGAACCAGATTGGTTTGTCGGGTGTGTGTTCAAAGCCGACGATGTTTAATCGACCGTGTATTAGGAAATTAGCGGTGTTGACTAGTGCGGCTATGGCGGGGCTTGAGCTTATTCTTGATACATTATTCTCGCCCTTGATGTATGTATTTGAATAGATATCTGTTTGGTATTCGCAGAACATATCAAGCGTTTGGTGTGTGAGATCAGCAGCTCGTTGTAACAGGCATCTGCCGATTTCCTTTTCGTCCGCATAGAAGAGGATATCTTCAAGCGATGTTTCTTTGTTGGCGATTATGGGCATCATGAGAGTTCAGCTCCTATTTTGTTTTTACATTCGGTGATTGATAGTGAGGCGATCTCTTGTTGCGTTGCGCCTACGAAATCAATCTGTTTGGGGGCGGTGCTTTCGCAGTGGTCGGTGTTGGTGGGTTCGCCATCAATTAACACATTTGCGGCATTCACTAAGTGGGCTATGTGTGAATCGTTGGAGATCACATTATTTTCGCTGAACAGGAAAGTGTCGTCTCGGGCATTGGTTAGGAATACATTCTCTGCGTTGTATGGTATTTCTAATCGCTCAGAGACGATCCTAAGTAACGCTGTCCCTATCGTTGCGTCATCCACTTCCACATTCACTAGGTGTGTGTGCTTTGCAAGTATGTTAGGCATGATGGTTTACCCCTCTTTTAAAATATACGTCCGAGCATTCCTAATAGCTCTATCCAAAGAAAGAATGCTGAAAAGAAACCTGCTCCAAATAAGAAACCGATAAAGGTAATTCCAAGTGCTCCTGTCTTAGTCAATTTCTTTTCTATGGCTTGCTGTTGATTCATGAGTTGTCGCCTCTGACGTTTGTTGATTCCGGTTCTTCGTTACAGGCATCGTTCAAGAACTGCTTGATTTCCTGGTTTAAGCCTTCGAGCATTGCGACTTCTACTTGCTCAGGTTTTTCTAAGGTCGTTATGTGTAGCAACGTTTTATTGAATGATTCCGCACCGGCATAGAATGCGAGTTTCATCTCGCGTATTTGTACAGGTGGTGCGTTTGGTGGGATGACCATTTTTTGGAAAGATTCCCAGCGCTCTTGTAACGTGTTGTTCCTCATGTTTACTGCTCCTATTCAATCCCCAACACTAGGGCGGCCTTTTGAAACTGCTTTTGTGGGGCGATTTCTTTTCCGGCTGCTTTACGTTGGGTGTGGTTTATGATGAGTGAGACGTTTTTCGGCGTGATGCCGTTTTGTTTGCCCCACTCGGCTTGGTTTAACTTTTGTTGTTTGATCGATTGGTTAAGCGTATCGATTACTTGTTCTTCGAAACTGAGGTTCGGTGTTGTGCTGTCTTCTTGTGGTGGTGAGCCTAGGTCGTCGAAATCAGGTCCTTCGTGTATTTTGTTGAATCTAGAGTTACCGGCAAAGGTATGAGTGTTGTAATCAATTTTCTTTTTCTTCTGTTCAACTTCTTTTTTCGATAGCAGGCGGATTGCTCGGATACTGATAAGCCATACGACGATTAGTGTGATCGCTTGTACTGCGGCGATGATGTAGGTTTTTAGTGCTTGTGGTGGCGCTTCTGCTTCGATGAGGGCGGTTAACTCTGTACGGGCTTGGGTTACGTTATCGGTGGCTTTTTGAATGGCTGGTTCCCATCCTCCACGGTGTTCGCTTCTTGCTTTTACATCTTTTAAGAGTGCTTGCATGTCTGCAATTTGATTCTCTTTAATTTCGATTAGGGCAGGGCGGTTTCTTTCGTCGATTTCGTGTTGTTGCATGGTTTCGAAAACGGGGCTGGCTATGTGGTAGAGGGGACCTGCTAACACCATGATGGATGCAATAGTTGCGAGAGATATTTTCTTACCACAATTAAACCACCAATAGAGTGTTGCGGATTCGATGGCGACGGACCATAGTATTCCCCAGTAGTCACCGCCTAGGATATCGATCCAAAAGCGGATGCCGTGGTTTTGCATAAGTGCTACCGTCATTAGAACGATAATGACTGAGAACACTTTATTTGAAGTTGTTGCGTTTTCCATTTGGCTTTTTCAACCTTCCGAATTTTACGTGGAACATGAATTCAACGTGTTTTTTCACCAGGTCCCGCATTTCCTCGGGGACACTATCCAATACTTTTTGCCTATCCTCTTTGTGGTATAGGCTCATTATTTCGTCAGCGTATTGGTAGGCGAGCTTTTGTCTCATAACGATTGCTCTGCTCTTAGTGCTCTTTTTTGAAAACCCAACATCGAATTGACTTTTTCTTGTTATCGTCGTTTGGGTTAGGGCTATCCTTGGTGTAAAAAATAGAGGAGGCGACTGTTTTCTGTTCGATGTATTTTCTACTCTTGCTTAACTTCAAATGTTGTTTTAACTCTTGAAGCGATGGAACTTGTTGCTTGTGGTCGGCTGCGACTTTTACAAAATGGTTTAAATTAATCCATATCAACTTGTCGTCATTGGCGTGGTTAAGTATGGGCAAACCTTCCGAATTTCGTGTCGGTGGGTTTAGATATTCGTAGGTATCCCAAAAGTCGCGCACGATTGGATGATCGGTATTAATTGACTCTTGCCGCTCGATCGCACACTCCATGATTTTTTCATGTGTTTTGTTGATGGTGCTTTCTGGCATGTCGATTACCGTGGCCATTGCATCTACCAATGCCATGAGTTGTGCGTGGGTTTCTGCAATTCGGATGCTGTGAATGCCATCGGTATTCATGAGGATGTCGAGATAAACAGGAAATTTATCCTTAACGATCGCTAATACTTTGTGTTCATTCAAAACTGATTTGAGGATGAAGCCTGACACCTCTTTCATGGGGATGCGTCGTAACTCGTCGGCAATGGCTTTTGTTTGTGCGTTTTGCCCTTCTTTGGTGTAGAGCAGTTGTATCAAACGTTCTAGCACCGCTATGTCGGCAACGATGTCATTGTTTTGCTCGATAATGACAGAGCCACGAAAGGGTGGTGTGTAGGTTTCGGTACCTGAGTTTTTCACACCTCGTGCGGCCATGCTGCGCCCGTTGTAGAGTGGCTTCAGTAGGTTGTGCTCAAAGCCTTTGTATTTCGAATCTGTTTCGCTTCTGTCGCCTTCCATCAACACCACCGGTAAGTTTGATGCTTGAGCGATGGTGCGAAAGAGGGCGGCTTTAGATGCGGAGCTGGGGTTAAAACCTTCGTGGTTTGCTCTGCCGGAACACTTCCATAAAAATTCGATAATGGTTGATTTACCTGTTCCTGGCTCGCCTATCATTGCTAGGAAGGGGAAGGAACCGTGCATCTCGCGGATTTGTTCTGCGAAGAAGCTACCAAACCAGTAAGCTAAATTGACCATGCCACGAAAACCGAAACAGCGTTGAATCATCGCTGGCCAACTACTGTTGTAACTCTCCAGGTTGATGTTGATATCCAGGTCTATGGATTTTTGTAAACTCTTGATGCTGGTTTTATCCATATCGAAATAGTCTTCGTGATTGATTTTGTAAACCTCTCCATCCTTCACTGCGATGTTGTTAAACACGTAACATTTATGCTCGCTTGAATAACCGAGGTAATCAATGGTTTCTACCACTTTCAGATCGTTTGTCATGTCTTCTACTATCCTATCCAGTTGGTTTTGGTTGCCTCTCCACATGGCTCCTACTGCGTTGGAGATAAGGCGTTTTTTGAATTCGGCTGATGCACTAATTTGCGAACCGGTGAAGGTCATTTTTGTGGAGTTGTTGTAGTGGGGGAAATCGACTTGTGCGTAATACCATGCTTCGTCGATGACTTCGTTTTTTTGGTAGTAGAGAAAATTAACGCTACAGTTAGCAATGCGACATGTACCGCCCGATTGCTCTAAAGCTGTATCGCGTAATTCATCTTCTGATTTTTCGTCGGCATCTTCTTTGTTGTATAGCACCTTCATGATTTTGTCTAACTTATCAAGGTCAAGCGCATACCAATACATTCGACGGTTGTAAACAAACCAGAAATTGTTAATGTTCTCGGTTTTATAGATGAGCAAGGCTTTTTCAATTGCAGATTTTGCAATGAGTAAACTACCGTAGTATTCATAATTCTCAATGTCTTTTGGGGTAAGTTCACCTTTTTTGTGCAGGTCATTCCAATCGACTTTGCTTTGTTCTTTGCTTGGCTGTGCGGCTTCAACATTAAGTTTCTGCGATCGCATTTCCTTAACATGTTTTAAGGTCTCTTTGCGTCCTGCTACATCACCATCGAGCGCCCAAACCCACGTGATGTTTTTATCTTTGTATTTTTCGATTAACTTAGTGGGGTAGGTGCCTGCTGAAATTGAGGCAATTGCTTTCACTCCATTTAGGTTTAATGCGATCGCATCCATACAGGCTTCACATATCCATATGTAATCATCTTCCTCTATGGTTAAGGTCGGTGGTTGCCACCATAGGCCGGTATACTCACCTTTACATCGTGATGGCCGCTTGGTTTTCTTTTTGGTCTTTTCATCAGTGACGATAACCGTCTCGACGAATCGCTCCATGAAAACGGTTTTTTCTTCATTGAGATAAAACTTAACTGTAGCTGTGCCTTTGTCGGCATTGGGATTGAAGTAATCACCCTGTTCATACCAACCTTTGATTTTTTTAAGATCAAAGCCTCGCTCGTGTTTCATGTAGGCATCGGCTGTAGCGTTAGGGTTTTCGTTAGTCGCTTTGTAACGTTCGTTGATGCTTTTAAATAAGTGCGGGTATTGTTCTTTGGTATCGAGGAAAAAACCACATGAACTACGGCCACACTTCACACGCCAAGGTTGATCGATTTTAGTGTAGAGTTGGTTCTCACCACAATCGGGGCTGGGGCATTTACCATAGCGCAACCAACCATTGCCGCTTTTTCTGAATCCGTCGTAGTCACGCGTTAGTGCGCTGATGACTTCGTAGGCGACGCCTGTTTCCATTAAACAATCTCCCCACGGCGCGATAATTCGTAGTCGGACATTTCGCAAGTGCCGTCATCATCTGGGCCGTTGAGTCCTTTAAAATCTGGGACGCGAATGTGGTTTGTGGCTTTCCTGCCGAGTGCTGCGGGTATGCGTTTGATGAACTCAGCTTCGTAGCTACCTTTACCGAATGCGAATTTTATTTTTAATTCTGTTCCGGGTTTTAGTTTTGATGGTCGCATGATTCCCTCCTTGTATTTCTATTCCGCTACTTCATCGATGTGGTTTAAGAACTCCATCAGTTTGGCAATGTGTGATACTGCGGCTTCGCGAATTTCTTTTGCTTCGCCTTTGCTTATCTTGCTGCCGTTTTCACTCTTGGGGTCGAACGCGCCGTGGATGCGGCTGCAGGTGAAGCCCATGGCTGATTGCCAATCGGAGAAGCGTGAGAGTAGCTCGACATCGCCGGTGAAGTGTTCTGGATCGGGGAGGGGGAAGCAGGCGTGGTTTAGCATCTCTGCGTATTTGTAGAGAATGGTTGGTTGCGGTAATTCGCAATCGATAAAGTAGGCGGTGGTTAAGCCGAGTTTTGCTGCGTTGTTTCCGTTGAGTTCGTTGTTTAAGTAGTGGGGCGATTTACCTATGCGTGGCCCCATGGCTTTTGCTCCTGACTTACCATCGGCTTTAAACGCTTCAACGGCGCTATGAGCGGCTACGGTTAATGGGTCCCAATGCGCTGGGGCTTTTTTTAATTGTTGTGCGTGTGACATATCCTTAAATCCTCACGTTTACGGTTTTGAGAAATGGGAATATTCTTATTCCGTAAAACCGAACTCTTTGGCGAGTTCGAGATTTGCTGGCTGTTTTGCCCAACGATCGAGTTGTTTTTCCAGCATGATTCTCGCGTAAGGGCCAGAATTATTGACTTTCTTTTCTGTGGCGATGTGGTTAAGGGCTTTTGCGTATTTCTCATTTTGAAAGCGAACCATAACGGATAGGCTGAGTGGTTCGACGTTGGGTTTTGGTTGTTGGTTTGACTTGGTAGCTTTATTGGCTCTTTCAGTTGTCATAATTTAAAATCTCCTTTTAACGAAGTGTTACGGAATGTAAAGCTCTGTTACATCCCTAAAGAGAATTAAAGCACAGGAATTGCAAAAAAGGAAGTAAATTGTTTACAGATAAATTAAGGTTCCTTTTAGGGAACAGGACAAGGCAGCATACTTGGGGAGTGGGTATTGGTCTAAAAGGCACCATGATCAATAAAATGTTTAAGGGTGCCTTTCCTGGCCCTGAGTATTTGAAAAGAATCGCTATTGCCGAAGGCGTGAGAGTGGATTGGTTACTCGGGCTTGACGATGGCCCACCATTTAAAGTTCGGCAGAATCTTCAAGATGAAGCGAGTGCCTTGCGGATTAGGGACTTGGTTGTTGAGGGATTTGAACCAGTTCTTTTGCTTGATGAAACAGGTCGAGCTTGTGTTGTTGCGACTAAACAAGAACATATTAAATATGATTCGGATAGTGAGGCGAGGTTTGTTGCGGTTGAAATCCTCCCTAATATCGGTGAGGAATCCGTTGAAGCATTGGAGAGCGTTAACACCCATTATTCCCTGATTATTCAATCAAGCGTTTTAAGTAAAATTGCCAAGGGCTGGATCTCACCTTACGAACTCACGCGTGAAGATGGCATTCTTAGTAAAAAAGATCGGGTTAAAAGAACAGGGGAAATTCAAGAACTTGTCGAGGAATATAGTGTTGATAACAGCACGACTGAAGATTTGATTCGGCGAACGGGTAAATTAAAACATGCGGAAGAAGAGGGTTCGCCACTCAATGAACTCTATGTATTGCTTGATGTGTTTCGATATTTAGAACCGGAGGCGTTGAAAGATCTAATGGAACATGCGCGAACTTTGGCAGCGGAACAGCTTGCACGGGAATATGAATCACCAGATTCGTATAAGAAAACAAGCTGATAGTTTTTACAGGGTTTCTATTTTCTTACTTATTTGCTATTGTATATTTTCTAGCCACTAATCGCTGGAACTAAAAATAAAAACCAGTCACCACAATTCGTGACACTTTCAAAAACTCTGAGGGGGGTTTATGGGTCGTGTTGTGAATTTCTGTATTGAACAAATCCAATTTCTTGCAAAACAAAACCACATCTCTGATCGGTCTATTATTTTGCAAGCCAGTAAATTGATTCATTCTAAATCTATTATTCAACCTTGCCGTTATAGTGATCAAGCAATTTCTACGGACGAGGTGAATTGTGGAGAAGCTATTAATCGTCGAGGACGACAAGGCGATTCGGGCGCTTTTGAAAAAAGTGCTGAAGTTAAAGCATTACGTGGAAACGACTGAACTTGTTGAAGATGCGAAGAATCGTGTTGAATCAGTCCCTTTTGATTTGGTGTTAGTTGATCAGAACTTGCCGGATGGTACGGGGCTTGAACTAGCAGCGTATTTGGATGCGGAGCAAGTGAGTTTTATGTTTGTATCCGCTGATGATTCACCGGAGTTAATGCGACAAGCAATGGAACTTGGTGCTTTAGGGTTTATCACTAAACCGTTTGACTTGGAGAAAGCACAAATCACTATCGATGGTGCAATTAACCAGGCGCTGGAGAAACGAAAAACGAATCGTGACCTGGTGGTGAATGTTGCGGTTGGTTTGATGATGGAACGTGGAAATCTGGCGCGTAAGGATGCGTATCTTAAATTACGTGATAAATCACGAGAGCGTAATCTAACTATTATTGAAGCGGCTGAAGAGTTGATTGTGCAGGTTGAGACGGTTAACTATTATTTGTCGTGATGTTAGTTTGTTTCCATTTCAATATCACTCGTTAATCCTTGGCTGCCTATTTTATGGGTGATCTCTTTTACGATCCACGCTTGTTCTACAATCTGTTTTTTCCACCCATCTAGTTCGACGGGTGTTTCGGGTATCATCTTTGGTTTGCCTACTGCCAGGCTTAAGCTGAATGTTGCTGAGCCTCTGCCTATTTTTCGCCATTCTGCTTCGGCTGCTTGCAGTGCTTCATCTTGTGTTGAGTGGACTTTGCGTAGTGTTTTTACTGTGCCGGGTTCTCCGGCCAATTCGTGTTTTGATTTTGCCTCTTCATCATCATACCAGTTAGCTTTTACGCCGGTGTATTTTCCTGTTCGTTCTGCAGAGTTGTAACTGTGGTCGTCGGCATCTTCTCGATTGAGCGTCACGGTTTTAAGTGTTTTACCGGATGCTGTTTTACTATCACCTGCGCGGAGGAATAATAGGGTGTTGTTTTTTACCGTGGCGATCGCATCATGCATCTTCGCCAAGCGGGTGAGGAAGTGGGCGTCGCTTTCGTTGGTTTGATCTTCATGTTTTATCATGCGGTTTGCTAGAGCATCGCTTACCCCTGATTTTAATTTATGTTTTGCTGCGATTGTTTTAATGATGTCGCTTATTGCAATATCGTCCCATGTTCTTATGCGTTGCTCTTTTAACGTTTTAAGATTGGCTGAACGTGCGCGAATGGTTAGCACATCGGGGGTGCCATCGTGGGAGACTTCATCAACGGTGAAGGTGCCTTTGTCTACAAGCTTACCTGCGAAGCCGATTTTTATTTGTATCTCGTTGCCTTCTTCGGGCAGGGTTAAGTTATCTTTACTGTCATCAAGCAGGATGTCGAGCTGGTCGGCTTCAAAGCCTCGGCTATCACGTAGTGTGAGTTCCATGAAGTGTTCTTGGTAAAGCGCGGTTTTGTCTTTACCGTTTACAATGATTTCGAAATCTGGTTGGTGGGTAATGTTGTCTGGCCCAAGCATTAGAATGCACTCAATGCTATTCTTGCAACAGCACCGATTTTTTCAATGTCGGTGCTGTCTGCGCGTTTTAATTCAACGCTAAAGTCAATTTTTCGTGGTGCGCCATCTTCAAACATGAACTCGTGTTTTTCTTTTACTCGGGTAACAATCCAGAATCCAAGCACGTATCCTTCGCCATCGATATAGGGCCAGCTTTCCCCTTCATCCATCATTAGTCTGAGTTTGTCTAGATTCGATCTTCCTCCTGTAAATTCTGGCACTAAGGTTCCTTCTAGTGTGATGATGTCGGAACCTGGACCAACGTGTTGTAATGAAGCGCGTTTGCCTGTTCGTGGATTCTCAGCCCACTCTTGTTGGGTATCACGCTCCCATGTTTCGTAGGGTGCGGTTGCTAGTTGAAAAGGGAATGGGCCGAGTATGGATAACATGAGTTGCTCCTACAGTGTGTCGTGCAATGCTGAACGTGCTTTGGCTGCGGCTTGGCGTTCTAGTTTTTTTATTTCTCGCGCAATGAGTTGTGCGAGTTGTTGATCGTCTTTTGCTTTGCTGCCATCCACATGGATGTGGAAGGTTTGGTTGATCTCAATTTTTTGCGAGCTGCTGGCAGCTTGTGCATTGCCTGCTTTGACGAATGACGGTTGTGCGCTTGCTGTTCCTGCTGCTAGGCCTAATGCCATTGCGGTGGGCAGTGCGCCGGGTAGTTTGTTGCCGAGCTGTTTTACGGCATTGAGTGCGACGTTTGATTTGTTCTCGATACCTACACCAACACCTTCGGCTACGTGGCCGCCGAGTTTGGCGAACACGCGGGAAGGGGAGCGGATGCCTAATGGTTTTTTTAACCATTCTGGCATTAAGCCACCGAGGGCACCGAGTTTTTCCTTGATCCAACCCAGGCCACCGTTAATACCATCCTTCAAACCTTGCATGATGTTGGTGCCGATGAGTTTGAATTTTTCACCCAGCTTGGTGAAGCCTCTGCCTAAGCCTTCCCATAGTTCTTTGAATTGTGGGCCGAGGGTTTCCCAATTGCTCCAGATTAATGCGGCGGCGGTAACTATGCCTGTGATGGCTAATCCTATCGGGTTTGCGATGAGTGCGCCGGATATTAGCTTGATGCCTGTAATCACTGCAGGCGCAACAGTACCAATTAAACCCAAACCTGTAACCAGGGTAAAAGCAACGCCAGCGACTAGGCCAATGTTTTCTATTAGGCCTGGGTTTTCGCTGGCCCATGCGCTGAAGCTTCGCGTGACTTCTGTGAGCGATTGAACAGCATTTGATAAGGTTGGTAGGAATACATCACCGACGGTTATTGCGAGATCTTCTATTGCTGATTTCCATTGTTTGAAGTTGCCTTTTGCATTGGCTCCCATTTGTTTTGCAACCCGTTCGCTTACGCCACCTGAGTTTTGGATTTCTGTTGTGTAGTTGCGTATACCATCTGCACCTTGGCTAAGTAGTTCTGCTATGCCTGCGGCGGGTTCTTCACCGAACAATGTTTTTAAAATTTCAAGCCGCTGACCTGAACCCATTCTTTTTGTTGCTTTGCCTAAATCACCAACGATGTCGGTGATGTTGCGCATGTTGCCTTCGCTATCGCGGGTTTGTATGCCTAGCTCTTTGAGTGCGGTTGCGGCCTCGCCTGCTGGGGCTGAAAGGCGGGTTAGCATTGAGCGTAAGGTTGTGCCTGCTGAACTACCTTTGATGCCGACATTGCCTAGCAAGCCGGTCATTGCTGCGGTTTGCTCTATGGATACGCCAAACTCTTTTGCTATGGGTGCGACGTACTTCATCGATTCACCGAGCATCTCTAATGTTGTATTGCTCGTGGTGAAAGTTTTGGTAAGTACATCTGCTACGCGTGGCATTTGATCGGCTGTTAAACCGAAACCGGAAAGGATGTCGCTGGAGATATCTGCCGCTCTGCCTAAATCTGTTGCACCAGATTTTGCGAGGTTGAGCACACCGGGCATGGCTGCAATGATTTGGTTTGTTTTGAAACCTGCCATGCCGAGGAACTTCATGCCTTCGGCGGATTCACTTGCTGAGAAGCTTGTGGTTCTGCCTAGCTCTCTGGCTTTGTTTCTTAGTGCATCAAAGTCTTTTCCGCTGGCTTGGGTGATGGCGGATACGTGGGACATGCTCGATTCAAAATCTGCAGCGGTAGCCACCATGGGTGTAACTAAACCAGCGGTACCGATGGCACCGGCTAGGGTGATGCCTTTGACTTTTTTCCAGACGTTACCGAGGGCGTTACCGGCTTTTTTTAACATGCCGATCTGTTTTTTTTGTACTTTGAGTTTCTCGGTTAGTTTGCCGGTTTTGGTGCTGAGGGCATCTTGGGCTTTGCCTAGGTTGCGTGTATCTATCCCTTGGCCGCGTAGTTGACTGCGGACTGATGAGGCATCAGATTTTAATTTGCGTTGTGATGATGCAAGATCGTCGATTTTTCTTTTTGTGGAGCCGATGGATTTTTCTAAACGCTTGGTTGACTTGCCAGCTTGTTTGGCCTCGTTGAATTCTCGCCATAGACCATCTAATTTTTTTCGTGCGGTATCGGATTGTTGACCGATAGAACCAAGTTTTTTGTTTAGGTTGCCAAGGTGTTCGAGCTGCTTTGACTGCTGGTTGAGTTCTTTTATTTTGCTTTTTGTGATGCCGATATCTTTGGCGAGTCGTCTGGAGACAGCACCGGCTTTGCCTGCCGGTGCTGAGAATTTATCGGCTATGCCTATTGATAGTGAGTAGGCTAGGTCTTTTATACCCATGTTTATTTTTCTTCTTTAGGTAATCGGTCGATTGCTTTGTCCCACCAGTTCATCAATTCCCCGAGATACATCTTGTCCATGGCATCTGGCGGCCAATGGTTGAGGGTCGCCAGGTCTGCCATTATTTCTTCTACTTCGTAGGGGACTCGCTCTTCTGATCCAAAAAAGTTGCGGTACCTACAGCAAGTGCGGTGAAGTCACCGGGATTCATTTTGCTGAGTTCATCTTCCGTTAGCGCTGGGTCACTAATGCGTGGAATGACTTTTATCATTGAATCCACATCTGCATTGGATAGATCAGTGAGGCGAACACCGCGAAGTTCACCGGCTGCAGGTTGGCGAAGGTTGATTGATTCGTGACTTTTTTCACCGCGTTTAATTGCTTCATCGATTTTGATAGTCTTTACTTTGCTTGGCTTGGCCATTGTGTTTTCCTTTTATTGTAAGAGGGTGTTTTGGTAGGGGTTAGATTGCGAGTGCTTCGCGTTGTAGTGCTAGTCGATCCACGCCATCAATCAACTCGACCATGTTGATGTGATCGATTTCAATAATCGGGATGCCGTTCAATTCATAGCGAAGGTAGACGATTTCGCCTTTTAATTTCATGTTGGATTCTTCTCCAGCTTTCGCTTCATCAAATCCGATTTCGCTGTAACGACCGCGCATGATGACTTCTATGCCGTCTACTGCATCGTCAATTTCATCGTTAACGGCAGCGCCTCTAAAACGAAGTTCTACACCATCTATGGTTTGTATTCCCCATTTGGCTAGTAGTTTCTTAGAATATTCATACATGACGATCTCGGTATCCATCGCCTCTGAACCCATGTCGGATTTAACCGGGCCGCTCATACCTCCGGCACGGTACTCCAACATTTTTCTAGCGAGTGTTGGCAAGCGAACTGATGCTGATTTACCTGCATAACTATCTGCACCCTCAAAGGTGTTAAAGTTTTTTAATTTAAATGGTAATGGCATGACCGTTACTCCTGTTTTTGGTTGTTAGCTATCGAATTGTTTACGGTAAAAGCTGATCGTAATATTCGGTTGTTATTTGCTGTATGAAAGTTGGGTTCTCAATTGGTGGAATCGGCGAAAAATTATAGGTGAAGTGTGGGTTACCCGCAGCCAAAATAGATTCGGTATTTTTGGCTGGGTCCATCCAACATTTACCGTCAACCAAATCACCGTTTGCTTTCCATTGGCGTATTTTTGCATTGACTCGATCTACCATTACGCCGAGTGTGACTTTAGTCATTTTCGCGGAGACGTATGGCATTTGCGCTTCTGCGATTGTGTCGGAGATAACATCGCTTGAGCGTGTTGCTGATTCGTAGACCCAATCAGGTTCAGCGCTGGTTGTTCTATCGCCCCAAAATCGAAATCCTTTTTCGTTAATCAGGGTGGTTATGTGGTTTTCGTTGAGAAAGTTTGCATCTGTGTTTGGATCTTGTAGATCCCAACTGATATCGCGATCGATACCTGATACACCATTGATGACTACGTTGGAGATTGTTTTGCTCCAACTTAGTAGGTTGTCGATTTTTGCGCGCATACCGAGAACACGGGCGATGGCATATAGCGTGTTGCCATCGGCATCGAGAAAATCACCGTGGATTAACATTAGGCGTTTGCTGCCAAATAGTGCGCGGTTTGCGACGGCAAGTTCTTTTGTTGCCGAGTTTGTCGAAGCGTAGCCGAATGCTTTTAGTGCATCGAGTATTGGGGGGAGAGCGGTTTTAACGGCTTCGGTATCGAGTTGTGGTGTGCCGATGATGCGAGGTTTTGCGCCGACTTTGGTTTTAGCAACACGGAATAATTCCAAGCCTGAGCGTTTGCCTTGAGCATCTATGCCGCCGATTACTGCAGCATCGTCAACTAATGACGCATCAGGGATGTTATACGAAAGGCTGATTGTTGTTCCGCCTGCTGCGATGCCGCCACCGTCGATTCGTTTGTATTTGTTGGTGACTATGTCGTAGGTGTAGTCAACACCTTCAGTGTAATCCGTTAGTGTATCTTGTGATTTGAGGTCACTTGCATAGTTGTATTCATTCGCCGGGGTGAATTCGTCTGTAACTGCATCGAATGTGTATTCAGTTGCTGCAATTGGTGCGAAGTGCACGGCGGGATCGAGTACGTTAATGAAAACACAGGTTGCTGAGCCTTGATCGAAGATGCCGTTTAACGTGTCATCCACCGAGCCAACACCACTGCCGAATTCTTTGACGCCATCGGCTTTTGAATTGATGAGTACGTTTTCATTAACTCTACCCATGGGGGCGGTGATAATTGTGCCGATTACGCTGGTTGATATCCCTTGAATTGGGGGAGTGCCTGCGTTTTCTTGTTTTGATGTTACGCCGTGCATGAATGGCATGATGGTGTCTCCTTTGCTGTTATTGTTCGGTTGGTGGCTTGGTGATAAAGGGTTCTATTGCTAATAGACACTTTGCTGATACGTCGAGTTTTTGAATTTCCTCTTCTGATATTGAGAGGGTTTCGATATCGACTTGTTGGTTGAGAATTTCGTTGATCTCTTTTTGAAATGCGGTTCTTGCAGCGTTGTATTTTTCGCTGCACTCGGTGAATTTTTTTTGTTGCACAGGGCTTGGCTTTTCTTTGCCTGATAGTTTTTGTTTTAGCTCAATATATCCTTTTTCGAGATCTGCGATATTTAAAGTTTGAGTAAGTTGGTCGCGGGTTTTTTCGAAAACCTGGTAGTGCTTTTCTATAGCTTGAAAGGTGCGCATGAGGTTGAGCGCCGTAGTTCCCCGCATACGTTGCTCGATAATCTCCCGTCCGTCGATCATTGCGCGGGTGATTTGTTTGAAAGTTAATTTTTGTTTGATAACGTTGCTCATGGTTGTTCCCCCTAGTGAGTTTTTTCTAACGTTTTTAAACGCTGGTTGAGTTCATATATGTGGATGGCTTGGACCTCGATGGTTTCCCAAATACGTTGGGATAGTTCACCGAGTGAGTGTTTTTTGCGGTTCCATTCTTCTCGCGTTGGCATGGTGGGTAGGCTGCTTGTTTGTAGCCAGTGTGAGGAGAACTTATCGATATTTAAGATTTCTGGTTGTTGTAGGAAACGTTGTGCCTGGTGTAAGTCTTGTTCGTGAACTTCACCTGACACGTAGTAATCGAAGACGTAGTCAGTTAACAGGGTGTTGTCATCGTAGACGGCGACGGCGTTGACGGTGCCGAAGCCAAGTTTTCCGCCGCTTGGATTGCCGACTACAACGCTGCCATTACTCGCCACTGTTAAGGCTGTACTCCAAGCAATTACATCATCTTCAGCGCCGCTGGGTGCTATTTGGAAAACAAAGTCGTTTATTAAGTTTGGTATGAGCCTAGCTGCTGTGCCTGCACTCCATAGGGCAAATTGATTTGATGCGTTGTAGTAGGCGTTTCTATAGATGCCTGGAAAACCTCCTGATCCATCAGGTGATCCGATGATACCTTCACTGCCGAAATGAAAACCTGATGCCGATTGATTCCATGCTTTAGAACCATCATATCCAGCGCCGACACTAATGATTCCATGGTCTGGATTCATCCAGAGGTATGGAGGAGTCATAATGGATGTTTGGCCTGTTGAAATTATTAAATCGCTATTCTCTCGATTTAATATGGTTAAGCGACCGTTGTTATCTACGCTTATGTCGCTGCCATCGTCTACACCTAAACCTGTTGACGAGTTTTGTAGTGTTAGGTGTACATCTGTCGTGCTACTTCGTAAGGTTAAGTCGTTAAATGTTGGGCTGGATGCTACTTTTACCGCTTGATCTAAATAAGTGTCTAGCTGGGTGGTCACCCAGTTTTGTGTCGCCATTACAACCGTTGGATCGATGATCACTTGTACCGATGATGCATTGGCGTGCTGGAAGAAAGTTTGATAGTACTGATCGCGATCGGCATTTTCTGCCAATGTTGGTTTGTAAGATAAGGGAACGCTTGCGACTACAACCAGGTCGCCATCCTGATCTCTAAAACCCATGCCACGAATATCGAAACCGCCTTGGTCTGTGGGTATTCTGCCTTCAAGCACATAAGTGGCAGGTATGGTTGCATGTGGATAGACGGTGTTAGTTGGGCCTGACCATACGACGTTAGGCAAATTTTCATCTGCGATATCTGGTGTGTAGAAAACTCCTAATCCATCTGTAAATTCTACAGTTGTTAGCACGACTGCTGGGCCGCCTCCGTCTGCCGCCGAAAATTTCGCAAGGCCTATGGTTGTTTTTATTGCATCGAAAACTGACATTAGAATTCCCACCAAGATGGATAGATTGTGATTGTTTCAGAAATTAGAGTTGCGCCACCTTCGTAGTGGGTTCCCTGAACTGATTGGTAAATATTGACAATATCGAGGTGAGAACGAACGTTTTTATGCAGTTCTATCACTGAATCGATTTCGTTTTGTGTTTCTGCTGTTATGCCTTGTTCGTCTAGCTCTACTTCTACAGTGAATGTTCCTGGCACTCCTTGCGGGTCTTCTTGAAACCATTCAATAACGGTGATTGACATGTTCAATGCAGCTAGTGCTTTTTTTAGTGAGCCTGCTGTGCCGCGAATTCTGCGGGATTCTAGGTGTTGTTTTATGTAGGCGCGTTTTACTGGTTCGCTCCAGTTTGGATTCCAGTGATCTACTACTAATGTGTGTGCGAGTAGGTTTAACTGAGCTGCTGGGCATAGATCAGGGTTGTAGTAGTTTGAAACTGCGCTAACGTCTAACTCATCTATTTTGGTGACGGTTTCGGCTAGGTCTTTTTCGAACTGTGTTGCGTTGGGTGGTAGTAGATGTTTAATCAATGGTGGCACCTATCGCTAGTGTTATGCCTGTGCAATATGAGGCTTGGTATTTTGTGACGGGCATGTCTGCTGTTATTGCTCCACCTGTGTTGTTAAGCACTACGTTGTGGGCACCTTCGGTTTTTATTTCGTCACGGATTCCGAGTTCGGTTATGTCGCGCCCGAGTGCGCGTTGTTCTTCTACCCATAGATCAATTGCTGCTTGTGCGTTTGCGAGGATGGTGGCTTGATCAAAACCGCGATAGACATCTATGGTTGCGTTTATTGAGTAGGGGAGGATTGTTGCTGCGATTACATTGACTTGATCGGTGAGTGGACGAACGTCATCTGTTAATGCATTTGTGACTGTTGTGAGCAGTGCGGCATCGGGTGTGCCGTCGCCTATTCTTGAGAGTATGATTACGTCTACCACTGCTGGTGATGGGCTGACTGGTGCTACGTCTGTTACATCGCCTGATGCACTTTTTGCGTGGTAAATGTAGCCGGGTTTGCTACCTGCTGTTGAATATGTATCACCCGCCAACATGATGCGCGCCATGTAGTCTTCATCTTCTTCGTTGACTTGTTCTACGGGTGGCGTTGCGTTTAGATCTTCTACTACTATCACTAAACGTGGGGTGAGGTGATAGGTGTTGCCGATGTAATCCAGTGCTGGCCCTTTCGCGAACGGGAAGAATAGACTTTTTGCGCGATCATTGAATTCAACTGATTTTACAAATTCTTTATAAGAGCCAACTGCCATGTTGTTATACGATGGGTCTGTTGCTTCTACGCTGTACTTTTCATCCTTACCCCTTAGTAGTGCGAGGTTTTCGTCGAAGGTTTCGGTTTCCGTTTGTTGTGGGAACGCATCTTCTACGTTAAGTGAGGAAAGAGGGACAATAGGCATTAGGCTGCCTTTCTCACGGGTAAGTTTAGATTGATGGTTGTGCCTGCGATAATGTTATCGACATTCTCGGTTGTGATGCCGGTTATGACGATGGTAAAAACACCGTTTGCGATATCGCTATTTTTTTGCGCTTGGATGCGTGTTGGAATAAATTCTGGTACCCAACGGGTGATCGCCTCGACACATGATGAATAGAGTTTTAGTAAGTTGGTTTGGTTACCAGGTGCCGATATCATTTCAAAGGTGTAGGAACCGAACGATCTGTTGAGCACACAACTATCGATAGGTGTGATGATGGCTTTATCGATTTTTTGGGTTAGCCACTCTATGCCGGTAATTTTTTTGCCAGTGTGTGCGTTCATTCCGTATTGCATTAGGTAATGAACTCCGGGAATGGTGTTGGTACAGGTGGTGTTCCTGGAATTATTTCTGTGATAACACAGGGTATGGTTTTGACAACGTTTTGTGTGGCGTTGTAAAAGTCTAACCAACCGTCTGGTTTTGATTGATCGGTGACGAGTGCTTGTGCGGCGGCTATCATCGGTGCTAGTACAGCGGAACCATTAACGACTACTGAGACTACGGATGTGCCACCGTGTGCAGGTGCGCCTGGTGTAATGAAAGATGACCAGTAATTACAAAGCCCTTGTGCGATTTTGGTGATGGTTGCTGGTGTGTTGTCGCTGATGAATGCCGATTCTAATAGTGATAGTGTGCCACCTGCTGTGCAATCGGCACCGGGTAACGTGGCAGATTTTGCGTAGTCGTGATAGGCCAACGCGAAATCTTTGGCGATGTCTGTTGGTGATTTAATTTCTTCACCGTTATTGTGTTTGTTGATTTGTGCAATTAGTGCGTTATTAGCTGCTGTTGCTCCGGTGTTGGCATTTAACATTATGCAGCATCCACTTTGTTGGTTGGGCTGGTTAAGCCGCCGAGGTTGCCAATGTATTGCGCGGTGTTGTAGTTTTGGCGAAGGCGATCGAGTGCGCCTATGCTGTCTTCTACTTCTCCAGTTGCTTTGAAATTGCCATCAAGTTCTGTATCGCCTTGCATTGATATACCAGCGGGTGCGACAAAGTTAATTTTTCCACCATCTGGCAATATGAAATCTAGTTGATGAGTATCTGTATCGTATTGAAATATTGCACCGTCTGAAAACTCTTGTTGAATCAGAGTGGAAGAATTGGATTTCGCTGGGTGCGCGGTTTGATTTAGTCTTGCGACGATTACGGCGATTGACATGTTGCCGGATGGTGAAAGGAATAGAACTTGCTCACCTATTTTTGGTGGATTCCATTCGTTGTTTGCTGAGGCAAATTTTACGGTCCATTTTATCCAGCCTGTTAAGACTGGATCACCATTTTCATCTGTGTCGTATTGAACACGGGCTTTTGCTATTTCTAAATCAAGTTCCGCAATCGTACCGAAACGCTGCATGTTCTCTATGCGGCGTAATATTTCGGATAATTCGTATTCTTGATTTGCACTCATACATTCGATTATCGAATGCTTTTTTTGTTTTATCCTGCTTGTGAAAGAGTAGTGGTTGGCACTACTTGCTAATATGCTTTTGTAGTTGGGTTAATACGAGATCGCGATCGGCTTTGTTGAGACCTAGCAGTTTTCTGACTGCGTATTTGTGGAGCACACCATTTTTTGAGACACGTGCGAGTTTGCCGTAGTGGTGAATTTTTGCTATGGCTGCCGCTCCGCCATCCATTCCGACTGATAAGCCGTTTGCATCTGATTTAATTTTTAGATGTTTGATTTTTCGCAGCTTTTGGAACATGGCTTTGCGCTTTTTGATTTGGCCCTTTTTTTCTCGAAGGCGTGGCTTTCTTTTTTCGTATGGTGTGCCGTCTGGATTTTGTTGGGCTTTAATGCGTTTTATGTTTTGTTGGCGAAGTGCGACGGCCATGGTGCGGGTGAGTTTTTTAAACTCTGATGGTGATAGGTTGTCGAGTAGTGGTTTGGCCCAGGTTTCGACGGCTTTTAGATCATTGTCCATCATCATTCAGCCAGTTGGCGACCTCTTCATCGTTGGCTAATAATGTGAACTCGGGTGCTGTGAGGATGGCTGGTGCTAGGTCTGGTTCATCTGCAGCATAGATTTTTATTCCTTCTTCTGATTCTTCGACTTTTATATCTTCTGTTAGGTCGATTTCTAAGAGTACATCGGCTGTTTTTCCGTTGAGTTGTTCGGCTTTGAATCTGATTGCTTCGGGCTTGTGGTCTGGCTGGTGTTTTTGCATCCATACGAGTATCCAATAAAAAAGCTTTAAAGGATCACCACTAAAGTCTTCTAGCAGGGCAGTTGCTTCGTATTTTAGTTGAAAATGTTGGTTTGTTCCGGCAGGTAGTGAGTATACGTTGCCATCTTCTGCGAATGAAAAAAGTTTGTCGGGTTCTATTTCTAGTTGTTGTGGGATTGAGAGTAGATGTTCTCTAAACGATGCGAGCTTTTTCATGGCGATACCGTTTTGTAGGTTTGTTATTTTTGGTGGAAAGATGCCGGTGTTGCTGGTGAATGCGATGGTATCGGCTTTTCCTGCTAGGGTGTTGCCGTCTGGAAAGATCCCCGTGTTGTTGGTTGTTGTTAAAACATCATTGTTGCCGATGATTAAGTTTCCGTAGGCGACTGTTCCTTGGTGGTTGGTAATTGTTAACGTGAAGTTTGCACCATGGATGGCATTGCCGAAGGGGATGGTTCCGGTGTTGTTGGTGAAAGCAAGAATGCTTGCATTGCCGTCTATTCTATTGCCGTGTGCGACAGTGCCTTGGTTGTTGGTGATTGTTAGGGTGTAAGTTGTGCCTTGGATGGCGTTGCCGAAGGGTATTGTGCCGGTGTTGTTGGTTATGGCTAGTGTATCGGTTGATCCCTGTATTACGTTGCCGGATTGAATTTCACCTGCATTGTTTGTGAATGAGAAAGTGTCGGTGTTGCCGTCGATGCGGTTTCCGTAGGCTACGGTTCCTTGGTTGTTGGCGATTGTTAGGGTGTATGCTGCTCCTTGGATGTTATTTCCAAAGGGAACTGAACCTGCGTTGTTTGTGAAGGTGAAAGTGTCGGTGTTGCCGTCTATTCTGTTGCCGTGTGCAGCGATGCCTTGGTTATTGGTGATTGTTAGGGTATAGGTTGCGCCTTGGATGGCGTTGCCGAATGGAAGGGTGCCGGTGCTGTTTGTTAGTGCTAGGGTATCGGCGTTGCCGTCTATTCTGTTGCCGTGTGCGACGGTGCCTTGGTTGTTGGTGATTGTTAAGGTGTTGGCTACACCTTGGATGGCGTTGCCGAAGGGTAGTGTGCCGGTGTTGTTGGTTATGGCTAGTGTATCGGCATTGCCGTTGATTGTGTTGCTTTGTGTTGACGGTGCAGAGTCTTTTACTATGGTGCCGTTACTTAGGACTAAATAAAACCCTGAGCTTGACTCTATAAAGACATTTCCATCGCCGGTGACAAAACCCATTACACCAACACCGGATTACTAACGTAAACGTCCTTGTTTATAATGGCTAGACAGAGATAAAACTCAACCATCGCGTGTTTTCCTGCTGGTAGAGTGACTGTAGCTTCTTGCTTGTTTTCATTCACCATACCAATGGTACCGTTCCAGGTCTCTGAACTTACTGGGTAGGTGATTGGTATACTTTTAATGTTGGCCACTCTTGTGGATATAAACTGCCCTAATGTAGATGATTGACCGGGCGTGACGGCTTCAATCCATAGTTGCGTGTTGTTTAACGATGCAAGTGAATCATGCACAAAGGGTATTTTGTAGTCTTGTGATACTGTTAGGTCTATGGGAAATTCTGCGATTTTTATTCTTAGCGGTTTTATTATTTCAACTGCATTTGCGTTTGTTGAAAATTTAAGACTATAGTTTACGCCGAAAGCGGGGTAGCCGTCAGTCTTGTATATTCCTGTGTCTGTGATTACATCGCCTTCTTGCCGATTGTAGTTTGCGTTGTTTTTATTATCGATGTAGTCACATTCGATAAATGCTATATCGCCGATTTGCATGGGCGAGTTATTTAGTATTTTTGTTGCTAGTGGATTTAGTAGACAACGTAAAATGGTTGCGTGAACCGCCATTTCTGCTGTTGATGGTAATGACACTATATTTCCGGTTTGGGTAGATAAATCCACGCCTGTGACATCACATATTCCACCCTCTTGAAAAATAAATACGTCGTTTAGCGCTATGGTGGGTATAGCTCCACCTCTCCATATTAGTTTTCCAGAACGATGAAAGGCAATCGCATCGCCTGGTTGTGAACCTATAAAATCGGAATTTATTAACGTTAATGTCCAAGGGCCGCTGGGTGATGATGTTGCGCCGATGTATAGATAGCGATTCCCCCCTGCGTTTAATCCAACGTGTATTTGACAGTTCTCAAATATGGATGCACATTCTGAACGGGAGTCGTTAAAGTGCGCACCAGATTTTACGATCACACTGAACCAGTAATTTAAGCCTGTTGAGCGAATGTCAAAATTACCTGTGCTTTCAATTATTGCGGTGTCTGAATGGCTTTGGTTATCGACTATATCACTTGCGAGGGGTGGCCAATTTGTTGTTGTCGAATTTACGGCAATAATTTTTATTGGTTTGCTGCCAATTGATTGTGGGCCGGCGAACGTGGCATCTGCCCCGAGCAGCTCATTGAACCCACCGCCGTTTGAATTTCGTAACCATATCGTGTCGTCTGGCCCTGCGATTGCGTAAGCAGCCGTTAGCCGTTGAAACTCATCATCCCAACCTACGCCGCCGTTAGCATCACTTCCTGAAAATGAATCGACAGCGATATCAACCATTTTTTATTGTCTCCATTACTGAAACCGCGCTGTTTAGTTGTTTGAAAAATTGTTCACGGGTGCGTATTTCTGCGAGTTCTTGATCAGATAATTGAAGTAGATATTTTAGCTCTTGATCTGTTCCTAGGTTGAATAGGTGTTCGAACGCGTGTCGATAATCAAGTAGCTCTCCCCCTGATAAACCCATAAGATAATCAGCAACAGAAGTGATCGCCTTTTCGTATGTTTGGTATTCTGGAGAAATTAGAATGTTGCTGGTATCTCGAAACGGATTTACGTTTTTTTTGAGTTTACTGATGAATGAATCTATTTCGTTGTTCGCAAGTTTTTTATTCTGGGCGTCAATCAGGGCTAAGCGTTGCGGTTTGAACTCGGATTCGCTTAATTCACCATCTACAAGTAGTTTTCCTGTTTTATGTTCTAGCCCTAAGTGGTCGACAAATACATGTTGTATGTATCGTCGACCATCTCTTTGCCTGTGGTTGTCAGCTTTAGTGTGATGACTTTCTATCATGAGTGCCGTTTCTTTTATGCGGCTTGGAAAAAACCGTTTGCATGAACGATGTAATCAAAATCATCGGTGGTTAGATCCATGTCTGCACCTAGATCGATGTAGCCGATTGCTTGTTTACCGGCTGCTGTGTCGTTGTAGATGATTGCCCAACGTGCGTTTGTTGGGTTTGCGGCATCAATTGGGATGTTGATGTCGTTGGCGTTTAGCGAGACTGTATTTCCGGTCAAGGTCCATGAGACATTCACTAATGTGACACCGCCTGCAACGTAGTTGCCTCCTGGCACTACTTCTGATGCTGATAGATCAACTCCGCCCCCTACACCCCAACGTGGATCTGTTGTTAGTTCGGTGGGATCGATTCCACCGTTTGCCGCTGATCGAATTAGGGCTAGCTTAATTGTGTTTGCTGATAGATTGTGGACTGCGTTTCCTAGGTCCTCTTTTGTTTTTGCGAATAGTACGAAATCACCTTTTGCCATGGTGCTTGCTCCTGTTTATTCTATTAGTCGGATTTTTGAATGCTGTCGAGATTGTTACCTACTATTGATGCATATTCTTCGATGATCTTTTCTTCAGGTAGCTCGATGTTTTTGGCTCGAATAACTAACATGTCGATTTTGTAATAAGATGATCTGTTGGCGTGCCAGTTGTCGGTGAATTTCACGAGGGCGGATATACTGCCGAATATTCCTGCTAGGGACATTAGGATTGTTGAGATATCTTTTGCATCTGGCTCAGTGAATCCGAAGATTGCTACTTGGTTGATTAGTGCGGCTGAAGCTGAGAGAGAAATAATCAGGATAGAAATGAAGTAGAAAGACCACTTCCAAAACGTTGCGCGACGTTTGAATTTTCCGTAGCGTTTTTTTAATTCTTCTACTAGTTTTTGACGCTTGTTAGTTGTTTCGTTTTTCATTTCATCACCTTGGGATAGTTGTTCAGGATTCATTGGTTTCTCCCTTTTCTTTTTTTAAAAAACGTTCTTCGATCCAATCGTAGATTCTCATGCATAACCAAACTATGCTTAGCACTGACGCTATGACGGGCACCCATGTGGTGAGCCATGTGCCAAACGCTGCTGTAATTGCTGCAAGGTCTGTGATTGTTTTTGAGGCTTCTGCTTTTTCTGGTGACATTTTTAGTCCCATAAATTGTCGGTTTGAATTTCGTTCTTCTTTGGTGCCTCGGGTAGAAGTACTTTTGTGCCGATTGGGAGCACTGTTCCCAACGCGGCAAGGCCCGGATTGTTGCCGTATACTTGTTTTGTTACGTTTGCTGTGTAGCCGTATTTCTTGGAGCATATGCGTTCAACTGTGTCGCCTTCGACTGATGTAATTTCTTCACTCATTAAATCAACTCAATTGTTGATCGCGGTTTGCCGAGTATTTTTCTTATGGCTGTTTTTGCTTCTGTTAGATACGATTCGGTTGTGGTTTCAAATTCGTCGGCTCTTTCGTTGCCTTTGTCGGTTGTGGATGAATCGCGGTAGTAATCGAGTAACTCTGCTTTTGTGGTTGCGTATACTGCGCGTAAATAGCAGTGTTGGAATTTGGTTACGTCGCTGTAATCGTCGCTTGGGACTTCGGCTAAGGTTGCATAACCTAATGCGACTTGTGCGGCTTGCCATGTTACTAGTTGATCATTTACCGCGATCATTGCTGATCTGATAGATTCAATAACGCGTTGGTCTGTGACGGAATCTTGTAGGCGTACTGCTTTTTTGAAGACCGTTACAACGATGCTTGGGTAAAACGGTAGATTTGTGACGGTTTGGTCGCTGGTATCGTTGGGATTGTTGGTGGCTGCAAATGCCATGGTATGACCTTTTCAAAAAGTGCGGTAGTGATATGAGGAAGCGCGTTTTACGGCACCTCACTCACATCACACCGCGTCCGGGGGGAGGACTCAGTTAACGGTGTTTTCCGGGAAACCCGGTTCTTCCGCTTTTTGTTCTACTTCTTCTTGCTTTTCTTCTTCTGACTTCGCTTCTTGCTTCTCTTCGGGGTTGTTATGGGTTGCTTGGGCTTGTTGTTTTTCTAATGCGGCTTGTTGGGCTGCATCTTTTTTACGTTTGATGCTGTTCAGTTTTTCGATCTGCTTGATTACGCCGCTTTTTTTGTGGAGCTGAAGGGCGCGGTTTAGGTGCTCAAGAGCAAGATCGACATTGCTTTCGCCCAAGGCGGTGCCGATAGCTTTGTGGAGCTTGGCGCGGACTTCGTCGGGCATGTCTTTTTCTTTGGTGATTTCTAGCGTATGGATGAGTTGTTTAATATCTGGTTCATCCATGCGTAGTGCGATTTCAGCAACTTCTTCAGCAATGAGTGTTGCGGTGTCTCGATTGAATTGCTCGGGTGTTTGGAGATCGTGACGAAGGGCATATTCTGCAATTTCTAATGCACCTTGGATATCACCCACATCAATACGCCATAGCATGATGGTCATTACGATTTCATCTTGTGCGCCGCTATCAGCTTCTAAAGTTCCTGATATATAGGGAATATAATCAGGGAGGATTTTGGTTTTGATTTCTGCTTTGCGTTCTACGCTTTGTGTGCCTTTTAGCTGCTTTTTGTGGTCAACTAATTGGATCATCATGAGTTCGTGGAGATTGCCGTGAGCCACTATGTTGCCTGGATCTTTTCCGGCATTCATCATGGCTAATTGGCGTTGTCTTTTTTGTTGTAATGGCGTCATTGTGTCACCTGCTTATGTGTCGATTGGTTTTGCTGCCGATTAAACGAGCGTGATGTTGTCGATTAGACAAATGCCGTCGTAGTCTTCTACTACGTAGGCTTCGTTGACTGATTGGTAGTCTTCGATTCGGTCGCGCTTTGCTTCTTCGACGATAGTGCGTCTGCGAGAGCCATTCTGGTAGTAAATTGAAAGGTTGTCGAGGCGTGTAATTGCCATTGAATTTGCAGGAATATAAGGTGCTCTAACTGCTTGTAAACCACCGACACGTTTTGAAGAGATCATGGTATCCAGTGCTTTGTTTTCGCTTGGTGTTGAGCCATGAGTTTCGATAAGTGGAAAGTACTTATCAGCAAGAAGTTGTCTACCAAGTACGACAACTAGGTCTGTATCATCTTGTAGATGGGTAGCTATATAGTTGTTGACGGAATCATATACTAAAGAGTCAAGATTTTTATAGTCTCCTGTAGCACCTACATTTACTACACCTGATAGATTTACTATCTCGTCAATGTATTGCTGTGGCGCATTTAATCGGATTTTTTCAAACCAACCTACATTCACGTCTTGCAATAATTGGTTAACTGCACGGTTTGATGTGGCAGCGCGTGATGTGCCGTTAAAACCAATCATGATTCTATCTAGCGCCATGCGTTGCAGAATCATGTTTGCTACGCGAACTTGGAAGTCCTTAAAGCCAGCCCATAGGTCAAGTTTGGCATAACCAATGTGAGAGTCGAAGTTGGTTTTTGTACAGAGATAGCCGTGGCCATCAAGTACAGAAGGATCTTGTGTTTGGCGATCGCCTGCGTCGGTATCTTGTGTGCTTGCGAGTGTGCCACCGATACTTAAGCCGAGTTTTTCACCTTGTTGTTCGGGGACGCCGACGATATTAATTTGTTGTAAAAATGCTGAAGACTCCTGAATTTTGTCTTCCATCGTTTGTTCTAATGGGTTTGTAACGGCGAATTTTTTGGATGGGTCATCAATTCCGTTTAACTGCGCGATTCGTTTTAGAAAAGCGTTAAAAAGTAAGCGGGTATCATTTCTCATGATTGGTTTTCCTTGATTAACTGGTTTTTGTTGTTATTAACAGTCGGTTTGTACGTGACCGTCCCCGCCTGATGCCGGTGGCCTTTCTTCTCCACCTGGTTGGCCTGAAAGTTTGGTTACCAAGTTTTTATGCTCGGCTTGCAGTTGGTTGAATTTTGTTTGCAGATCAGAAAATTTGGTTTCGTTTTCTGTTTCCATCGCTTCCATGCTTTCGATGGTTTCTTGCTGGCTTTCTGCAATGGCTATTACACTTTCGTCCACATTACTGAAGCGTTTTTGATCTGATTTACTTTTTCCGGTGAGTAGTGCTTGGACTTTTGAGAATAGGGAAGGGCCTTTATCTTCTTCGGTTTCTTCTTCTCCGAAAGTCAGAACCGTTTCGATTGATTTACTTAGTTCCACCCCTTGGCCTTGGCTGAATGCTAGTATTTCAGTGCCAAGTGATGCCGGTGTGTCTGTTGCTGCAATTCCGAAAAAGTAAGCTTTACCTTTGCCTGCAAAATTTCGAAACATTTCGATTGATGAGTAAACCTTCTGACCTGCGCTGTGCATTTCGGTTAGCTTTGGCAGTGCTTTGCCGTGTGCGTATAGAGCCATTTTCCCGTCTAGGTCTGAACCATCATTGATGACTTCTGCGTGTAGTTCGTGAATATCGCCAAGCGCATCACCTGCGCCACCAGGAAAGAAACCACGAAAGTGTTCTGGCCAAATGCGAGCGCCGTAGACTTTGGGGTCATACGTTTGGGCCATTTCCTCAATGTCCTTTCTCGTGATTTCACGACCGTCGATTGTTTCCCCTTCGACTGCAACTTGACGAAATATTTTTTTCCCTTTTTTTATTGGCATTGGCTCATTCTCTTTGCGGTTTCGGTTTGCGATTGCATTTGTTATGAGCTTCGTATCTGTAGCTATTTGTTTCAACCGATCGAGAGAGTAGTGCTAGGCACTACTTGTACGGTCTTTTATATGGTGAAGGTTTTACGCTTAACCTTCGTTATATGGATATTCTTGAAGATGATGTGAGACAAAAAGCGAAGGCTCTTTATTGGGAGGGGCATCGCGTTGCTTATATTTCGAAAGAACTTAATGTTAAATCTGCTACGGTTCATTCCTGGAAGAAGCGGGATGATTGGGATAGTACTGCTGAAGTTCAGAGAACAGAATTTTCACTTTCTAATCAGATTAATCGTTTGGTTGCAAAGTTGGATAAAACACCGGGTGATTTAAAAGAGCTTGAATGCTTGATGAAGCAAATGGAGCGTTGCGCGCGAATCAGGAAGTTTGATCAGGGCGGAAATCAATCTGATTTGAATCCTAATTTGAAAGCTAGGAACAAGGACGGTAAGAAGCGAAAGAAAAAGAATTATCTTAGTGAGGATGATGTTCAGTTGCTCAAGGATGCTCTTGAGGCAAAGTTGTACGGTCATCAGCGGGTCTGGTACGAGGCGGGTCTTAAACATCGTATTCGGGATATTTTAAAGTCTCGCCAAATTGGTGCTACATACTTTTTTGCATTAGAGGCTATTGTTGACGGTGCAGAGACCGGACGTAATCAAATATTCCTTTCTGCTTCAAAAGCGCAAGCTCATCAGTTTAAATCTTACATTCTCCAGTTTGTTGAAGAGGTTACAGGGGTTCTATTAACGGGTGATCCGATTGTTTTGGGTCACAATGATGCGACACTATATTTTCTTGGTACTAATACAAAAACGGCTCAGTCGTATCATGGAAATGTTTATATGGATGAGTATTTCTGGATTCATGGTTTTCAAGAATTCAGGAAGGTCGCGTCTGCTATGGCTATTCATAATAATTGGCGTCAAACCTATTTCTCTACACCTTCCGCTATGAGCCACGAGGCTTATCCATTCTGGAGTGGTTCACATTACAATCGCGGTAGGAAAAAAGAAGATCATATTAAGCTAGATGTTTCTCACAATGCTTTGAAAGACGGAGCTGTTTGTGCTGATGGGCAGTGGAGGCAAATCGTTACTGTTGAGGATGCGGTTGCTACTGGATTCGATAAGTTTACGCTTGATCAAATTCGACTTGAATACAGTGGTGATGAATACGAAAACTTGTTGATGTGTAAATTTATCGATGATACGGCGTCGATATTTTCTGTTAGCACGTTAATGAAGTGTATGTGTGAGAGTTTGGTTGAATGGAATGACTTTAAGTCACTTTCATCTTCAACACCTTTTGGTGATCGACCTGTGTGGATTGGCTATGATCCTGCGCGAACTCGTGATAGTGCGGCTATTGTCGTGATTGCACCTCCATCGGTGGATGGTGGGAAGTTCCGAGTGCTTGAAAAAATTATGCTTCGTGATATTGGTTTTGATAAGCAGGCTGATGACATAGAGACGTTAACCAAAAAATATAATGTTCAAAAAATCGCAATTGATACAACGGGTATTGGTTACGGTGTTCACGATCTCGTTAAAGCGTTTTTCCCTACTGCAATAAAAATCAACTACACGCCTGAAGTTAAAACTCGATTAGTGTTGAAGGCGCAATCAACCATTTCTAATGGTCGTTTTCAATTCGACCACGAACACAAGGACATAGTTACTGCATTTATGTCTATTCGTAAATCCGTTACGCCGTCCGGCAATGCGGTTACCTATGAAGCTGTAAGAACTGAGGAAGCAGGCCACGGCGATGTGGCTTGGGCAATCATGCATGCGCTTGATCAAGAGCCGTTGCAGGGTGTGACTAAAAAGAATAGATCATTTATTGAGGTGTGCTGATGTTTCAAAAAATACGTGAACAGGTAATAACAAGTCTTGGTGGTGAGGTGTCCAAATCAAAGCCGGGAAAAGCGACGGGGTTTGCGTTTGGTGATGCGGAGCCAGTTATGGATTCTCGTGAAATTCTCGATATGTTCGAGAGTGTTTGGAATGGTCGATATTTTGACCCCCCTATTGATAGGGCCGGGCTTGCGAAAACATACAATGCCGCACCTCATCATGCTAGTGCTATTCAAGTAAAAGCGAATATTCTATCTAGTAGTTTTATTCCTAATAAATTTTTGTCTCGTCAAGAGTTTAAAAGTTGGACACTTAATAAGATTATTTTCGGTGAAGGTTATTTAGAGCGAATAGATAATCGCCTGGGTGATCCGATGAGGTTAAAAACCGCATTATCGAAGTACACACGACGTGGTGAAGATGATCAATATTTTTATGTCCCTAATTGGCAGACTGAGCACCCTTTCAAAAAGGGTTCGATTTTCCATCTTATGCAGCATGATGTTAATCAAGAGCTGTATGGTGTGCCTGAATATTTAGCTGGTTTGCAGTCGGCTTGGTTGAATGAGTCGGCAACTTTATTTCGTCGTAAATATTATAACAATGGTTCTCATGCTGGTTTCATTCTCTATATGACCGACGCGATGAATGATGAAGAGGATATCGAGAACTTAAAAACCGCTATGAAAAATTCCAAAGGGCCTGGGAATTTCAAGAATATGGTGATGTATGTGCCAGGTGGTAAGAAAGATGGTGTTCAAGTTTTACCGATTTCTGAAGTTCAAGCAAAGGACGAATTTTTTAATATTAAGAATGTAACGCGTGATGATCAAATTGCCGCACATAGGGTTCCACCGCAATTGATGGCTGTGCTACCGGGTAACGTGGGTGGATTTGGCGATGTTGAAAAGGCTACGTTGGTATTTAATAGAAATGAAATTGTTCCCATGCAGACCGATGCCATGGAGTTGAACGAGTGGTTTGAAGACGAGATTGTTAAGTTTGATCCGTATGTTATAGAGGAGATTGTTGAGAAACAGAAAGATAAGAAATAAAGAGGAGCGACATCAACGGTGCGCGAACACCAATGATGCCGCCGACATAGTGAGCTAGCACTATACCAGCCAAAGACTCCCCACCGCGTCGACACGGTAACGGGGATTATAGCTTGTGACAGTCTGTAACAAAAATTAAAACCGGAGTTTTTACTATGTCAAAGCCGATTTTCCCCTGGTTAGGTGGCAAGCGCCGTTTAGCCAAACATATCATTCCGTTATTGGGTGAGCATAAAACATACGTTGAACCATTCGCCGGTGGTGCAGCTATTTTCTTTTTAAAAGAACCTTCGAAGGTTGAGGTTATTAACGATATCAATGGTGACGTGATTAATTTGTATAGATGTGTTCGCTTTCATCTTGATGAACTTGTTCGACATTTCCGTTGGGCATTGGTTAGTCGTGAAGAGTTCCTGACTTTAAATTCTGTTGATCCAGATACGTTAACGGATATTCAAAGAGCAGCTCGTTTTTATTATCTTCAACGTTGTTCATTTGGTGCGAAAGTTGAGAGTAGAACCTTTGGTTATGCTCCATCTTCAAAGCCAAAGTTTAATTTAACGAGGATAGAGGAAGACTTAAGTGATGCACATTTGAGGCTTCAACGTACCTTTGTTGAAAATATCACATGGTCGAATTGCATTGAACGCTACGATCGCGAGCAAACAGTGTTTTATTTAGATCCCCCGTATTGGGGTACCGAGGGTTATGGTGTTGAGTTTGGGTTTGATAACTATGAACTCATGGCCAGCCTTGCTAAGTCAATCAAAGGTCGGATGATAATTTCAGTGAATGATATTCCTGAAATGAGAAAGGTCTTCAAAGGTCTGAAGATGAAGAGCGTTGATTTAACCCACACCGTGGGTGGTCGTGGCGGAACCAAACGAAAGGAGTTGATCATTAGTAATTGGTAACCACATAAACTAACCACTAGATGAAAGCCTAGCCAAGCGCTGGGCTTTTTTGTGCCTGCGTTTTGTCTATACCCTATAGGTCGTTCGGTCCGTTCATTACTTAACCGATCCACCCAACCGCAAGGCGACCACCAGCGATTACTTTTTGCACTAACTCTGTCGATTAAATAATGACCACTCATCACCACCTAGCACCCAGCGCGCGCAGTTCTCCCCCCTCCACGCCTGCGGTCTAAATTCAGTAAAATTTATGCAGGTGCATGAGTACCAAAAAACCAGCGGGGCCGGGGGCTGCAGAGGAGGTTAGCGGGTGATCAAATCATGCAGTTTCATGCACTTTGTTGCGTATTTTCACCAAGTAGTTTTTCAGCGCGTTTTGAGAGGGGAAGATGGACATCGGGGTGAGGAATTGCGGAGGGAGAGAGAGTTTTTACGGCTTCGATCATCATTTTAACTGTGTGGCCACAGTCAGGATTTGTGCAAATAACTTTGATTTCTTTGGTGACTCTAGTCAATTGCTCGGAGTGTCGACCTGTGCATGACCACTCGCAGTGTGGACATAATATATTTACTCGCATAAACCGAACCTCGCAAAAAGGAAATGGTAAATCATATCTATCAATCTGAATTATATAGCATATAAGCAAATTATCCATTTTATGTGTTGAGGGTTAAATTAGATCATTTCTTAATAAAGAAGCTGAATCTGGGGTCGGGTATGGGAAAAGTGTAATTACTGTAATTAGCCTGTTTTTTTGCTGTTTTTCGATCCTAAGTTACTGAATATTAAGAGGTTAGATAATTACAGTCAAAGTGTAATTAAGTGTAATTGAAAGTGTAATGTTTTGTTATGTTATTGATTTATATAGAAATAAATATATGTATAAATTACAAATATAAAGTGTAATTAATTACAGTCTGATTACATAAAAATTACACTTTCCCAACCCTGATATTCTTTTTATTTATCAGTTGGTTACCTGGGTTTTTGCGCCTTGATTACACTAATTACACTTTTCCGGGGGTAGTTCCTAGTTTTCGAAAAACCATCAAAAAACTCCCAATACCCATATATTGCAAAAAATCTTTGGGACTAACTTGGGACTAAAAGTTGTTGCCGTAAGTGTTATTTTATTTAATAACTTATTGAAATATATAGAATGAAAATGTAGATTTAAAGCGGATGCGGGTTCGAATCCCTGCCTCTCCGCCATAAATTAAAAAGCCGCTTTAGTTGAGCGGCTTTTTACGTTCTAAGTTTTCTCTGCTTATCTATATCAAATCGCACAGTTTTTTTACGCCTCGGTCAACTTTTTCAAATTCGCTCTTATTAAGTTTGAAACCTAGAGACCGCTTTATTCAATATTCCACTTGAAACTTTGCCATTATTGCTATTTCCTCTAAGGTTCATTTATCTATATTGGTTAGTGAATAAAAAATGATCATGAGAAAACTTATCCAATTAATAGTGCTCGCGTTGTTTCTGGTTGTTTTTTCAATTCAGTCTAGCGCAAATCCCAAACCTGGCGATCCTGAGTATGTGAATATCACGCCCAATAATCCTGAAATTCAAATTGGTGAAGAATATTCTGACTGGGCTTACTCAGCAGAATTTGCAAAACGATTTAAACTGGATGAGAACAAAGTTGAAGAGATGACGCCAGGGTTATTTGCTGTGGAGTTTAGGTTGCTGCTTTCGCATAACATAGGAAAAGCATACGAGTGTTCTATTGATTTGTATTTAGATAAGGATGTGAATATTCAATTTCCAGAAATGAATAGGTCTGGAAACCTCAATGAGGTAAAGCAGCTAAACAGAAAATTTCCATTTATGAATCGTTCTGAATCAGACAAAAGTACATACGTGGATGAGTTTCTCTATGATGTATCTGCGACTAACAAGTTCGTAATTGAACCATTCACTGATAATTTCGAAGGTCAACGAGTTATAAAAATAGAATCCTATAGGAAAGATGTTTTTTCTGGTATCAACTTCTTATCTTTAAGCGCGATGAACTGTTCGGAAGTACTTCCCCCGCAATATGGGTTTGATATTCTACTGAGAAAAATTGGGGTCATGAAATATCAAGCAGACTTTACACAAAAAGATGTAGTGCGGATTTCTATCCCGAAAGCGCTGCACCAGCGTATTTGTCCTTATATTGAAAAGGCGGCCTATTTATCTCTGAACAAGCTGTTAAAAAATACACCAAACCTCCGAGAGTTATATCGGGTATCAAAAGGAAAGATGAACAACTATCCATTGGGATGCCAATAA